GTTCAAACCAATCCATGTCTACAGGTGTAGCGTATCCAATCCAATGTTCTGTTCCATCATAAATCGCAAAGACACAAAAATCACTGTCTATTTCAACAAATCCACCATACTTGTTACAGTATTCTATCGCTTGTTCTATGTATTTATCTTTTTCATACATTTTTTGTTCAAATCTGATACGTTTCATATTTGCTAAATTTTCCTCTTATGTTTCAAAAAATTTTTAATTATTTCTATGATATCGTATATTACTCTTAGTAGCAGCAATATTGCCCCTGATTGCCAATTTTCCGTTTTCATCAAAATAATAGCTATAGCTGTTACAATTATTTCTATTATTGTATTATAATTTGATTTTTTCACGAAATAACCACCTTCTATAAATTACACTAGTTAACTAAAGCCTGCTTCAGTTACTTACTTTTTCTTCAAGTGCTTTAATTCTTTCTTCAAGTACTGTAGATCCAAATGTATCATATACATCAGCCCATGTTGTAAAAACAATTTTATCCGTGCCTTTTGAAATAATATACTGCAACAGCTCTCTTACGTGATCTATATGCTCTAAATCATCTGCATTGTCACTCCCATGCATAGCCATAACAACAAAAGATTTGTTAGAAATCGCATTGTCTACATATTTTTTTGCCCCATCCATTGTGTAGTCGTGATGCCACCATCTCGGGCGGTAATATGCTTTTGAGGATGATATCCCATTTTGATCAGAATAATCGTAATATTTGCGTGACCAGTTATCTAATCGAATATCATTCGAAAGATAATTAGCACCGCCAGCTGTTATGATTCCTCTCACTGTATATCCAAGATTTTCAAGCTCAATTTTCGGTTCTCTGAAAACATCAGCATAATCTTCCTCGGTACTATCTGCTGTAATATATTTACCACTGTGGGCTAAGATTTCCCCACCATCAGCAACTACGAGGTCACAAATATCTTTGATTGTTCGTCCATCATTTTTATAATCAGTATTTAGATTTCCCACAATAATCGCCGGGCATAGCGGAACTCCCAGTTCATGGCATAAATCATAGACATCTGGAAGATATTTATTAGCATCGTCGATGGTTAATACAAAATATGCCTTATCGAATTTTGAATACGCAAAATCATTCATCCGTTGTTTTTTTGCCATCTGCAATTGAGCTTGTTCTAAATCATAACTAATTTTTGAACTGTCAGGAATCAATCCTTCCAATCTTTCTAATTCTTGTTTTATGTTGTATTTTTCAAACTGTAATCCTTGTAAATCAATAGTTAGGTTCCCATCATTATCGTTCACATAAGCTTTATACACTCCTTCAGGCACGACAACATCCTGATACACATTACCGTTCCAAGGCATATTAGGGTCTATATAGGACACAAACTTATCATCGCTGTCAAAAAAGACTATCAAAGGTATGTCTCCACCAGAATATCCCCTTGCTTTTAGTGTCTGTCCAATATATGTATTCACAATATATACATTTGCCCTTCCAGTTTTTAAAAATGTCCCTTTTTTATCTACTTTTGTTGTTTTTTCTATTGATTTTAAAGACGCATATTTTTTTCCTGAAAATACTGTATCTGTCACACTGTTTAAAGATTCTTTAACATTGCCGATCGTGGCTTCTGCGGAATTCATTCGTATGCTAACATCGTTCATTTTTTCTGCTACATTGTAGTCTGTATCAAAGATATGTGTATAACATACGATCATGTCCGCACTATTTGTTGCATTTACAACTACATACTTTGCACCACTAGGAACTGAAACATCTAACATTTTTTGTGTCCAAGCACCAACTGTTGTACTAATTACATTGTTAGATCTATCTAAAAATATACAATGCTTTACCGTCCCACCAGCGTAATCTTTAACTTTGATAGTTGTATCTTCGCTACATAATTTATACGTTTTATGCCATCGATCAGATTTATCCTTTGAATAGATTTCTCCTTTTTCATTCATGCACCCTGACCAATCTTCATCAATTGGTGTAGCAAGTAATAATTTACGTGTTCCAAATACTGCTTTATTCAGCGGATCAATGTTACGTTCTTCGGAGTTATCTAAAGATTCCTTTAGTGAACCAATTTCCTTTCCAACTACAGCCGAATCCGCAGCCTTTCCAGTTTTAGTCAAGGTTGTGTCTGTTTCGATACTTAAATTATCAACTTTTTTATCAACTTCATTTAATTTTTTCTTTAAATCATCAATCTTGTCAAATGATTGTAAGTCTTCACGATTTGTTTCAGCTACACCTATAAGTTCACTAAGTGTAATATCAGCACCGTCTGATCGCCTAATTAATATTCGATATTTATAATTTGCCGTAGTTTTTTCGATAGTTAGGTTTTGATACCAACTATTTTCGTTCCACAAGTCGCTTCTATATTTTCCAGCTAACCAATGTGCAACATTCCATTGGTAACCTTTAGGTAATTTGATTGTAATATCTTCTGTTGCGTTAACATCGATAATTGATCGTAATATTTTATTAGAGGATTCTTCTTCCCCTGTATCTTTATTTATCGTTCCCAACGCAAACAAATTCATATCCACATACGTAGTTCTTAGATTTTTTTTAATTCTAGATGTATCACTCTTTAGTGAGCCGATCTGCTCTCTAACTGCCTGTCCGGCAGTATCATATGTTTCTCCATCGGCACCAACACGGATATCCGCAAGTTCTGCATCGCCACTAGTTGATCCGCTAGGAAGCTTTGCAAGATTAGAAATTCTTGCATCTTGCTTTGCCATTGCTTGTTTCAAGTTCGTGTTCTTATCCCATACCACTTGATCAGCCGTCGTCGCTGGAAAAATCTGTTCGCCCGCTTTGTTTTTTAATATTCCATTTTTCCCCATTATCGTTCTCCCTCCTAGTTATATCCAATCTGATAACAGTAGTAATAGCAAGTATTATGAGTCGCATTCGTGGGATGTGTTTGAGCAAAAAGTTGATTTCCATTATTCACGAGACTATAAGACGTATCACTGTCACTATCCATTGGCATTATGTTGATTTTATCGTTACCGTCCGCAAGACCATTTGCAATAATACATCCTGTTCTATCGTCTCCATAATTTGCTCCAGCAACTGCCCACAGTAACACCGTATTAAATGCTTTATCAAAATACACTCCGTTTTCGCCACTTTTTTTCTGATAATTAACATGTAATACTTTACTTGCTAACTTGTCCCAGGTCATATCTGCCGTTGCTCCATTGCCAATAGCGGTGGCAAGTTTACTTTTTCCGTTACTGGCATTTTGAAAAACCTCTTGGATTTTTTCATCGATAGTTTTAATCTTTCCGTTGATGTATTCACTGCTCCATGTAGACGCTATTGATATCTCAGTATCATTAATCGTATACACTGGAAGATCTGCTGACTCCCCTTCTTCTACAGTCATGTACGGCGTATTATCCAAGTGCTCTTGCATTTCCTTGTTTTCTTTTATAACCGCAGCAACCGAGTCAGGATGCCCTGTCGCATCTTTGTAGCATTGCCTAATCGCATCAACAAAGCTTTGCCGGACTTCTTTTCCATAGATTTTATGTAAGACATTGTTCAATAGTTCTTCTATCTTCATATTTCCTCCTGCATCATCTGTACTTGTTTTACTGTTCCTGTTTTATCACAAAAATAAAGAACTCCATTCTCAACATATAATTTTCCATCTGATTCTTCTGGATAATTATCTGTAGAATGAAATTCTATTGTTTTCCCAATATTCATTTCTCCCGATTCTGAAATATAAGGGACGTTTCCATACTTATTACCTACTGTTCTATTTCCAATGCTTTCTTTTATTTCTTCTGCTGTTTTTGTTGCATTTTTTGCTGCATCAGCTGCAGCTGTTGCGTTTTTCTCTGCAACTGCTGCCTTTGCTACTACTCCGTTTGCTGTCGCTTCGACATTTTTTATTCCGCTATTGTACGTGTTTTGATTTTCTACTAACGTTTTCAACGTTGATCCCAATGTTACCTTGCAATCATCCACCACCTTTAAATTCTTACTTATCTTACTTACCTGCATGTATGAATTTATTCCATGTGGCTTCGATATAACTGGAATCTTGTCTCCTATATCTATTTTCTTAACATCGTATCCCAGATCTTTTAAATCTATTGCTGTTAATTCTATTGTGATCGACAAATTGACCAGATCCTTTATATCTTCTTTTGCCTTTTCCAATAACTGCAATGGACTTTCTAAATCTGAATATGACACTGTTCCAAAGATTTTTCCAAAATTTTCAACTGCTACCTGATCATAAATATAATCTACATCATTGTTTACACTTGCAATCGTTATTGGTTTTCCTGTTGCACTATTTGTAGCTCCAAGTGGGATAATACATGTTTTTATATCATCCGCTTTTATATATTGTGTAATGTCTAATATGTTTTTGCCAAACGAAACGGGCTGTCCTTCTGCATCATCATATTCTTGTAAATAATCTATGTAATATCCATCTTCTTCTTTTCTTGTTCTGATATATCCGGCATATACATTTATTAATTTTTCGGCAATCGCTGTTCTTGTATCTTTATAATCACTTTCATCATATCGCGTCTTATCTCCAGTTACTGTTATCTTTCCAATTTTAAATTGTTTTTCTTCTTCCACCTGCCCATTGTGATTTTCAATATATAGCCTAAAGAGTTGCTCTGGTGTATATTCTCCTTTGTATGGACGTTGGACAGAATCGAGTAAATATGCCATATTTCCTTCACATGTTATTGTTTTCTCTCCTTCAAAATCAATCTCTTCATTTAACACACGAGAACAAAATATCTCTTTCTCATTCCCTTGTGTATCAAAATCTATTATTTTGATCACTGTTTTTAATTTTTTAAATGAATCATAAAACTGATTATCTGAATAGATTACAAATGAGAATGATCCATTTTTATTTAGCTCTGTATCAAGCTTAGGATCAGCGATCTGCCGTGTTTTATCCCATGGATGATACAGATACTTATCTCCAATTTTAACCTTATACATAATACTACAAGCTACCTCCACGATAATCTACCGAAACTATTCCATTTCCTTTGAATACAAGAACATTATCTCCTTCTCCTAATAGCAGATCTGGAGACTGACTTTTTCCTTTTGGCAGATTATACGTTGTGCCATTATAACTTACTGTCATTTCTTCGCTGCACTCAAAGACCGGTATCACTCTCATTGCTCTTCCTGGTATAACGAGCTCTAACGTTCCATTTACCTGTAGATTTCCATATTCTCTTATGATTCCTGTTTCAAAATTAAATTCATCCCATAACCAATCCTCTAATGATGAATTTAGTTCTAACTTATAAGGATCACGATTTATTGTAATCTCAACGCTACTGTAGTGCTTATTTATCTTTTCTGTACTAACAGAAATTCTACCTTCATAGTAAAATGAATCATTTCCAAGCACCACTTTCATACGTTTGCCATGCAGCTTATTTTGCAACTCACTTGCACGTGCTAACCATAGATCATAACTGCCATCTTTAAAATCAAATGTCAGTTTCATACTTGCATTTTTATACACTGGAAACCCTGTAAGGACATCCGTAAGATCTAAGTCTCCGTTACGCCCTGGTATTTCCTTAAATTTCTCATCTACTTCGGCAGATCCTGGATCAATTGATAATGCCTGTAATCCAAAATCTTCATACATACTGTAATCGCCTATTTTTACATCGAACATTATCAATTTCTCCTTTCTGCTCTTGTCTGTTCTTCTCCAAGATTTCTGTTCACGTATGGTGTTATTTGCTTTCCAACAGTCTTTCCGTCAAGATCAACAGTTGTATGAATCTCTGCGTTCACTTCAACTGGTTTATTATCCTGCACGATCACAACAGGTTTGTTCCCTCCTGGTCCGTTATAATTTGGTGTATCCGGCTTTGGATATTCTACAGATTCTACTTTTTTACGCATTGCTGCAATTGATACATCTATATATTTTTCTATTTTTGTTGTTGCTTCTGGCATGTACTTAGTAAACGCTGCTGCAAGTCCTAAAGGCATGTATTTACCAACCTTATCTCTAGCAACTCTTGATGGAGAATTAATCTTTAATTTCTTTCTCATACTTTTTATAAGCTGATCACACATAGAATTTACAGCTTTGGTCATTCCTTTTGTCTGGGACTTCATCCCTGAAATGAACCCTTTCATCGTATTCTGACCAATCTGATTTATTTTTTTACTCAGATCATTTAGTCTTCCTGTCAGTTCAGTCTCATAAGTGTTCTCCAAATTATTAAGATCACTTTGAAAGAAATCATTTCCAAAAGATTCTGACCCGTTGTAAATCTCATTCCATTTATTTATGTAGTCTTGATATTTATCCGGATCAAGTGACTGCAAATATTCCATATAATCATTTGCACTTGCGACATCCATTCCAAGAATCTGCTGCATAAGAGTATCTGGGATTTTACCTTTTAATGCTTTGATGCGATTCTGATAATTTTTGATTGCTTCTAAATCTCCATCCAGATCATATAATGATCCTGTACTTCTCAGTTTTGAGATCATGTCACTTCTTTGCTGGATCAATGAGTTATATTTTTCCTGATAAGCCGCAGATAACTCTTCTATCTCTTTTTCTGCTTGCGAAATGATCTGCTGCCCTTGCTGTTTAACTGCATTACTATAAGCTGTGATCATAGATTTTCCAAGCTGTGAATACGTATCTGCCACTGCTTTTTTCTTATCTTTAACTTGTTTTAACTGCTTTTCTAAAGATTTTGTGCTTTTTTTCTCTTTTTTAGCTTTCTTGATCTTTTTGTTTAGATCTTTTATTTTTTTATCATATTGATCCGTGTCCTTATTCTTTCCAGATTTGATCTCCTTGTTGATCAGATTCTTTCCAGATGTTGTTGCTTTTGAAACTTGAGCATCTATTGCGGATGACAAACCGTCTGTAAATGTCTTTCCAATATCTTCAAAGTTTCCTTTTTTGCTTGCGTTTTTTGCAGATGATACCGCTGTGTTACACAAGCTTTCCATCGTCTTTTTAAGATTCTTTTGCTCTGTATCAATTCCGGCTATAATACCAGTTACAATATGTTTTCCAACTTCTTTTTTGAATACTCTGGAAGGCGATTTGATTCCTAATGCTTTCTTAGCCGCCTTTAAGGCACTACTTGCAAGTCCTTGCATTTTGCTTAACAAAGATCCAGCCATCGCACCAACACCGCCAATGATACCTTTTACGATGTTTGATCCAACGCTTCCCCAGTTAATTCCTTTGAATGCACTTACGGCTTTTGTTCCCAGACTCTTAGCAGCACTTCCCATTCTGCCTAATAAACTAAGTAGTCCGGATATAAGTTTTGATATAACAGTCTTTCCTAAGCTAAGCCAATTTACATTAGATATTGTTGTAAAAATCTTCTGTCCGATTGATCGTGCAACACTTCCTGCACTTCCACCCATTCCTCTGATTCCAGAAACTAACTTCTGAATCAGCATTTTGCCAAGATTTACCCAATCGGTTTTTACCAACTGATTCCAGATAAACTTAACTATGTTCTGTGCAGCTGATATTACACTGCCCCCTGAACTTTTTAAGCCACTTGCTAACGTTTTTATGATATTAGCTCCTGCACTAAGCAAGTTAATATGCATAAATACATTGTAAATAGCAAGTACGATCTGCGGTAAAGCAGCAATCAACTGCGGAATAGCCTGAACAATTCCAATAACAAGATTTGCAATGATTTTTACACCTGCGGCAATTAATTGCAGCAATCCTGTGTCTATTGCAGCACAGAATGAATTGATGATCTGTGGCACATACTCAATCAATAAAGGGATCGAATTGATCAGTCCTTGTGCTAATGAAGTGATCATCTTGATTCCAACAGTGATCAATTGTGGCAATGCAGAGATCAAGCCAAGGGCAAATTGAGCTAATGCTTCAATTGCTTTAGGTATGAGTTCTGGTGCTGCTTGTGATATTGCGTTTCCTATCTGCGTTATGATCTGCACTCCATAACTGATCATCTGTGGTAATGCCTGCATGATTCCAGACCCAAGTGCAAGTATTGCCGTTCCTGCTGCAGTAATAAGTTGAGGTGATGCAGAGCTTATTGAACCTGCCAACGACATAATAACCTGAACACCTTGTTGCATCTCACTTTTCATATCATCCCATAATGTACTAAAAAGTTCCGGGATTGTAGCTGCCAAACGTGGAATGATCTCTCCAAGATTCTTTCCGATGTTCTCCATCATTACTGCTATGGAATCTGCAAGTTCTTCCGCTGATCCTGAACCATTTAAGAAATTATCATATGCAGCCTTTGCACTGTTCATTGATCCCTCGATCGTTGTTGCTGCTTCCTTAGATGTCGTTCCTGTAATACCTAACTCTTTTTGAATGATATGGATCGCATTATATACATCTGCAAGATTGTTGATATCATACTTAACACCTGATATCTTGGATGCATCCGCAAGCAATCTTTCCATTTCTGTCTTGGTTCCGCCATATCCAAGTTTTAAGTTATCCAACATTGTATAGTTCTGCTTCGCAAATCCCTGATAAGCGTTTTGGATATCCACCATATTGGTTCCCATCTTATTCGCATTATCAGACATATCAATCATAGCCATATCAGCTACTTTTGCCGCTTTATCAGTATTCTTTGCACAGCTCTGTAATAACGATGCAGAGAAACTTGTTACATTCTGCATATACTCATTTGCAGACATTCCAGCAGTCTTATAAGCTTTGTTTGCATTAGCTATTACTGTTTTAGAACTTTTCTTAAATAAAGTCTCAACACCACCAACATTCTGTTCTAGTTTTGATACAGAATCTAATGATTGTTTTGTCATAGCACCCAAGGCAGCACCCACACCAGCAACTGCTCCTGCTGTTATAGCAAGACCTTTCTTTGCAGCACTGCTTATCTTTGACACTCCGGCATTAAATCCGGATTCGTCAATTTTTGTATCAAATTTTAAAGAGCCATCGTAACCCATGTATATTCTCCTTTCGAATATGCACGGCTCAATGGCTCACTTATGCACTAATTTTTAATTTTTATTTCTACCTCGTTCCCACATTTCTTACACTTCAAGAACACATTATTGCTTTGAGCTGTGTTGTCATAGATCAGTAAGTGTGCACCGCAATGTGGGCATGAGTACCATTTTCTTTCAAATGGGATCTCTTTTATCTTCATAATCATTAAAACATCATATTTCCAAAAGCATCTCCGATCTCCTCACTTGTGACCTCATAGTCAATGATCGCTATCTGCTTTTGAATTTTCCTGATCCTTTCTCTTTCTTCTTTATCTTTTATCTGGTTAAGATCAATACTTCTATAACCCATTCTTTTCTTTAGCTCACAATCTTCATTCATGCCATCAATCAGCATCTGGAACTTCCACCAGTGCATATATGGTATTTCTGTTAGATCGATACCATAACACTCCAAAAATCCGGATATGATATATGGTGCATCCTGATTGTATGAGATCACTTGGTTATGTTTCGTATCTTCTTCGTTGTTATCTTCTTCTCCCTCTGATACCTTAGTTTCCTTGTAATTTATTACAAAATCCGTCAATGCCTGCAAACATCCCTCAAAGTCAGGACCGGGATCATCAAGAAACCAACATGCAAGCAATTGCTTCTTCTCTGCTTCCCCAACCTCTTCATCCTTCAGCAGATCCATGAGTTTTATATACTCACGAAAATCTGTTACAATTCTGACCTTCTTTCCATTTGCAATCACATAATCAGGAAACGGCTCGTATAAAGGATTCATCGGTTTTTACCACCGTTATATGTGTTAAAATTCTTTTTCCTTTTCTTCTTCCTTCTCTGCTCCCTGTTCTGATCTCTGTTTGGCATATATTTACCGCTTAACTGTAATCTTCTTGTATTTGCTTTTTTAACTGCTACCTGCATAAATCCAATGAATGAATCCAAAACTTCATCACAGTTTCTCATATTTTTCTTTCCACTAAAGATTTTTTCTCCTGTACCTTCTCCGAAAATACGATCAAATGCATTGTAATAAATCTCGCAGTATCTCTTGATAAATTCTGGCATTTTTCCTGTCTTATCAATGTTTTTTCCATCTTCATCCATCTGTTCAAATGCTTTCATTGTTTTTTCAAACACGTCTGCATCTTCAAGATCTAACTCTAATTCAAGACCGTTGATCTTCCAAATTCTTTCGTTCTTATCATTCTGGCTCATGGCTCAATCTCCTTTTTGTTTTCAATATCTTCTTCTGCTGCCTGTTCAATGTCGACAGCTACATTAGGGTGTAGCTGTCTCACTGAATGTACAAGTCTTTCCGTCTGCGGATACTTTCGCATATCCCTTTACAATATCGTCCTTCACAGAAAAACTTCCTGAATACTGTAATGCATCTGTTCCATCTCCAGAACTGTCTGGAAGAATGGAATATGTTCTCTTTCGTGCTACAAACTCATCATCTTTCGTTGTTTCTCCCTTATCGAACAAATCAACCACAACGATATCTCTCATTTCTCCGGTCAGTTCATCATCCTGAACTTTTGCAAGATCCGCAAGAACTGGATCATTTTTATGATGATCGAATCCATATTCTAAAGTTGTTCCGTATCCTGTTACGTCAGAATCCTGACTGTCTTTGTCCACGTAATGTCTTTCGTATGTGATCGGGTTCTTTCCATCTGTTAACGTTGTAAAGTGTTCCATTCTGTTGTACGTTGTAACTTCACCATCACTAACTGGAACACCATAGAACGCAACCCTCTGGCTACGTCTTACTAATTTAGCCTTTTCCATTTGTCTTATACCTCCTGTATATAAAGAAGGCGGCATTCTATACGATACTGGGCATGTTCACCCTCTGCATCATACAGATAGCCGCTGTTTAGTGTTTGTAATTCATATGGATGCTGTTTCTCATTTTTGAGTTCCGGCATCTCTCCTTTATCCGTCTGCTGCTCCATCCATTCCTCAAACGCCTGATAGAATCCACTGTTTTCAATATTGATCCTTGCATCTTCGTCATACTGCTCCTTGCTGGTAAAAGCAAATTGAAACTGTTTCTTTTTGCCACCATCAACGTATTTTTGCAACACAGGATCGCACGGAAGCGGATCAACAGAATAGCTCATATCTTCCGACAAGTGATCCACGTTTACCCTGTAGTCATCCAGGAACGGACAGGTTAATATGAACGATCGGATGGAATCAATAATGTTAGCCTCCTGCATATTTTTGTGCTCCTTTCAGAATGCTGTCTCTATGTCGATTTTTCATGCGTTCGAACCAGCGCGACTTTTCTTTATGCTCATAATACTGTCTGCGTGCATATGGCGTGATCTGGTTGATCTCTCCTGATCCGATCACTGTTCCAAGTGTCGCAGACTTGATCAAAGCTCCTGACAGTCTCGGTGTCTCTGGATTCATCCTTCTGATACATTCTGAATCGACAAACTCCTGGGCTTCTCCAAAGCTTGCACTCTTTTGTCCAGAAAATCCATGATTCCATTCCATCTTAGCTGTCACGGATCCATTTGCTGTTTTTACTGTGTAAATACTGCCTCTTGGTGTTTTGATCACAATATTTCTTTTTTGTGCCATTTACACACCACCTACCTTTATGTGTGGATTAGCTCCATATGTGTTGTAATTTGCAGATGTAACTTTGCAGCATTCTGTTCCTTTTAGGTCCTTAGCTGTTGTTATATTGATATTGCAGATTCCTTTTACAAGATAATCATCTTTTTTTATGTTGATCGTAGTATCTGGTATTCTGATCACAAAAGTATCTGCTCTTTTCAGACCTTCGGATGTGATTGATGATGCTTCGGATTCATGCCACCAGACCTTTTCTATCAGTGTCCTCTTCCATTCATCCATTCGCTTATCTGCGTTGTAAATCCTAGAATATAGTGTCGCAGATGCATTTGTGATCATGATCCACCTCCATGTCCATAAGACCAGTATTAAGCAAATAATCACTTGCGATTTGATACAATTTTGATTCACATGACTTCGCTGTGTCGTAACTTACTGAATAACCATCTGTGTTTTCAGATGTTTTGCCTTCTCTGCTTTCATAGTCTAATAAACATTCAGACATGTCACAGATTGCACATTTCATCACATTGTCAAGCTCATCAATCCGGTTAAATGTGTACTTCTTTAATTTTGTCTCTGCTTTTATACTTAACCGCATCCAGGCGGACTCTGGTATGGATGTTCCGCCAAAATTATTCGTATAAAATTCGTACTCAACCATACCATCCCTCCTATTCTGCTGCCACTGTATGAGCATAGATCGCGGATTTTTTGTTATCATTTGTTTCTGCAATACCTACTGTTCGATATCCAAACTTCCATGCATCTGCATTCTGATTGACTTCTGGTGTAATAATCTTAGATACCGTATGTTTCTGGTACTGGATCACAGCCTCTTTTGGCACGATCAAGAAGTTAATTGCTTTCGCTGCTCCTGCTTTTTCGAATCCCCCAGCTCCACCGCTTGTCAATGTAACAGAGTCATAAAATCTGTTACTTGGGACCTTTACAATTCCTGCCCATCCGTCCATTACTTTCCTTGATGCTGTTGTATCTAAGTCATCAATCACTCCGGCAAGCGTTGGATTAATAAACAAATAGCATGTTTCTGGATTTGCTTCTGCTTCTTCTACTGCCGTTTTCCCTGTTCGGATTGCTGCAATAGCATCTTTTCCTGTTGTAATATTCTTAGCTACCTTATTCTCTGTTGCTGCTGCATAAGCTGCAAATCTGTAAGCATCTAACTCTGGTACTACTTTTGTTCTTAAGAACTCTCCAGACAGTCTTCCAAAAGCGATACCAGCAGATTCAATATTATCCATTGCATCCACAGTAAACATACGTCCTCGATCGTATGTACATTTCTTTGTTTCATACTCTAAGGTTACGTCTCCGGCAACATATCCCGTCTGTTTATTGTAATCTGCAAGTCCCTGCATGCTCATCTTTGGAATTAAAATCTCATTTGCATTTGCACCTTCTTTGACCAACTCATTTGGTCCATCTAATACAGATGTTAAGGATGCTAATTTATAGACTTCATCAAGCAGCGTTGCATACTGCTTTCTTAAAGCAATTGTGTTCATTCTTTATACCTCTTTTCTATTTGCTCTCTGTCGGTAATCCCATGGCCGCACGGATCGATGCCATATTATTGTCCGTTCCTCCGCTTCCATGCGTTGCTCCGACAAATGGATTGTCAATTGGTTCTTCAGATTCAAATAAATAGGAATCCGTTTCTTTTGTTTTCTTTAATGCAGCCTCAATGTCTGCACTCTGATCTTTTGATGCCTTAAGAGCTTCAATATCAAGAATTCCTTTAATTGCTTTCGCATTCTTTCCACCAGCTTTTGTGATCGCTTTTTCCAATGCATCTGAAAAGTCACGATCTGCAATCTGCTGTTGATGCTTTGTGCGTTCTGTTTCAAGATCAGATGTTAATGTCTGTACTTTATCTTTCAGCTCGTTCACATCTACTCCTTCAAATCCTTTCAACTTATCGAGTGCTCCTGTCAGATCAGTTTCATACTTTTCCTTTTCTCTAACTGCATCATCAAATTTTTTCTTATCAACATATTTCCCGGTAGAAAGATTTGCAATCTTAATCTGTTTGTCTTTGTTTTCTGCCTTTCCATTATGCTGTTTGATAAGATCTGCAAACTCCTGATATCTGTCTCCTAATGCTTCTTTTAAAAAATCCATAATTATATTCCTTTCTACTATCACGCTTATTTTTAAATGTGGTGCTTCCACAGTGATGCGGTGTTTAAACATCTATCCGCAAGATGCACTTAGTTTAAATGTCATTTCGGACATAAAAATAACACCCAGATCTTCTCTGCGTGTTCTATGTGCAACTTAACCCTGCTGCCGGGAGATAAACTTGGATCACCTCCTACTGTTTATGAGTAATCTTGGCTCCCCACTTTGGTAGGAAGTTAATCTCATAATGATATTTGTCTACATCTGCTCCAGATACATCTTCTACAACATACATTGTATAATCGTTCAGATATACCAGATCTTTACGATATTTTCCCTTTGCTGTTTCAATAATAACTTCCAGTTCGTTATCATCATTATTCTGCAACGCAAAGGTTCCTGTAAGTTCTAATAAGACTGTGTCTGTTCTGGCATTGATCACTGTCAATTTTCTTGTAACATTGAAATTGTCTGCTTCCTGCGATACATTCCTTGATACCTTTGATGATTCAGAACAACCAGCAAAAACAAACATACATGTAACTGCTGCCAATAGCACTAATAACATTTTCTTCTTCATCCTATATTCCCTCCTTTCTTAAAAATCTGTATAAAAATACCACCAACGATTTCATTGGTGGTTAATTGGTTTGAATATAAATATGATCCCTGATCTTTTCAATCATGATTGATTTCGGTGTTGCATTATAATCTTTATCCATCCAAGCTACAGATTCATCATCAAGATAATCCATAAAATCAATATATGGCTCCTCATCAACTTCAAAACTTCCTTTTGTTTCCGTTGATAAGATCTTTTGAACTAAATCATCTTTTGGATAATTCTTTTTTAAAAACTGAATCTGCTCATTGCTTAACTCAAATTTTACCTTTTCCATTTAATGCCCCTTTCTAAATCTTGCTTCTGTTGGATTACATTGAATTAACTCTCCTGTATCTGGATTAAGTGTAACTGTACCAATTCTTCCTATGTATTTCTTACTCTTTCTTCCTTCTTGATCGACTTTTTCTATCATTTTAATTGGATGTTCAAGTGCATCTGTGATTGCATCAATAGAAACTCCTGATCGTATCTTCTTCGTCTTTGGATCCGACATTGTTCCAATCACACGTTCTATAAGATGCTTTCTCTGTCCAGTGATCTTAATTCCATCGAATGACCTTCTACCTATAATTTCTCTATTGACCTTATTATAAAGAGCAACATAATTTTTAAAATCGGATAGCGGTGAGATCATACCACTTTTGATAGAATTCGTATAATCTTGAAGCAATTCAAATCTCTTACTGTCATTATATTTCATTTGTCCAAACTTAACAAGTGATGGTGCATTATCTCCTAAGATATCTTTATAATGCTTATACTGTCTCACATCCATTGATGCATTTTTTATCATCTCCGGAGGAAATAATGCATTTTGTTTTTTGCTGTTTGTTGCAACCTTTCCTTGCATGTCTAAATAAATACGTTCTCTTTCCTTCCTAAGTTTCATTTTCTTAGAAAATCTTGTGTATTCATTTAGCTGTGCCTGGTACTTTGCTTTGTGCAGCATGATTTCTTGTCTATCAGCTTTCCCTTTTTCAAGTGCTCTTACCTTTTCCCTTTGAGCTCTCATTGCTGTTTCCATCTTCCGCTGCCGTTGTTTTGCTTCATAGACAGTATATTGTTTACCATCAAATTCTTTAGGTTCGTTCTCTTCCTGATTCTTTTCTTCAAGCCACTGATCAGTCCAGTTACGTTCTGATATGCCCGGAAAGAATGGATAATATTCATGGTAACAGTTCGCACCTAACAACCCTGTCACTGTTCCAAGTCCACAAACTGTTACAAGTTGTTCTTTTGTCCAAACTTTTCCCTGCCACATCGCATGCGTAGGACGTGCTCCTGCATGCCATGCTACTTCAAAAAAGTCTGTTCCCATCTTCTTTGCATTGTAGTCTGTAATTTTTCCTGTAATCTGTGATAGTCCTGTCATAACTGCACGTCTCGCTGCAACGTCTACCCTGTTATGCCGTCCAGATGCATAATCTATCGTTCTTAATCCGCTGTTAGTCAGCTGTGTGATTGTTCGCCTTAATACGCTTCCATAATCAAATGCTCCTGATACGATATCATAACACGCATTATCCAGATACTTTGTGTAAACCTGCGATAACGGTGTTAAGATCTTTTGTCCTCTTTGATCTATGTAAAATCCCAATGACCTTGTTACATTTTCCAAGTCTTCCACGCCTTGCTGCGTAATTGCTTCAATCATTTGCAGTAGGTGGTTATTCTCTTTAAACGGAATGTACTCTGCATTGATCTGTTCATAGATATCTTTGTTTCTGACATACTCCCAATTAATCACGTTATCATACAGCTCAAACATTTCTGGATACGATTTATTCAACGTTTCTTTGAGCATCTTTTCAATGTCTTCTGTTGAATATCCTATGATCCTTAATCTGTTGATCTGCCAGTCAGCTGTACTTGTGATCTCTCCAGTTTTCTTAATTCTTCGTACAATATCCTGAATGATCCGTTCTTCCAGGTTTATATAATTTGCTGCTATCTTGTTGGCCATCTGATTTTTATATTCATTTCTCATTTACTCCATCACCTGATTTTGTTCTGGCAGTTTCGCCCTTGCTGTTTCCTCATCTTCGTTGTACCACTTCATCCGGTACTCTAATAAGCTCATTGCCCCCATGCTGACATCCTGGCGGTCCTGCTGCCTTTCTGATTCTTCATCTGTCAGAATAGAGTCCTTAAACTTACAAGCAAATTCAACTCCAGACATATAGCACCCATTATAAAATGCTAACGCTTCAACAAAATCCTGTAGGCATTTCTCCAAATTATTTTGAATCGCTGTTACTCTGTTATATTTTCTTGTCTTTGATGCCAGAACCTCGGTTGCTGTCTTTTCAACATTCTGAACGTCTGACAGATCACCATATGCAAGCCCTACATTAAACTCAATCTCTCGCTTGCATTCTTCTAATCCTCTT